TTGCCTTCTGTCTTTCGGCCAGCGTCTTCATGCGAAGAATCGTCCGTTTTCTGATGTCGGGCGGGGTGCTGGGGTCAGCAAGAATTTCAACAAACTGCCTCAACTCTTGGTCAGTGGTAGCGCCAGCGAGAGTGTCTGCCATCGACTTGATGGCTTCCAATGACATAATCTGGCTAAACTCGCGGGTGGCCGCTGCGGCGTTCGGGTCCATTACCATTCCAGCCCCAGGAATGGCTGTTCCAGCCCACCCACGAACACCAGCGGTCACGCCAGTGAATGTCTTCTCGTTAAGTTCAAGCGCCCTGTCGAGAGACGATATTGTTCCGTCAATAGCCGGAAGTTCGTCTTCAGACTTCCAAAGCTCTTTCTTGTCTGTTGCCGTAGCGCGGTTGTCTTGGCTCGACTTCTTGCCGCCAAGAGGTGCCCAACCCGAACCCGTCCACTGGACAACTTGTTCCTGTCCGGTGCTTTCGTCAAAGATCGTCTTGGTCGGAGGCGCTTCGTTATAGGCAACCGGATCAGAGAAGTATTTCTGCTTTACATAATTCGGGATAACCGCGCTGGGGAACGCCTTAGCCATAGACTGCATTTCAGGCGGAAGGCCCGCGATAGCCGCAGACTGTGCGTCTTCCTCTGCCTGCCTAGCCGCTGCCTCTTCCTGCCGCTGCTGCTGCTGGTAGTCGTATTCTTTCTTCCGCATATCGAGTGCGCTGGCTGCGACTGCCCGCTGACGGTAGTTGTCAAGACCTTCGCCGCCGCCCAAGGCAAGACCCTGCGCCCATGCGCCTGACTTGCCGGAAGCCAGTCCAGCGCCAAGGCCCTGAAGCGAGCCGCCAAGCCAAGCCATCTTGGCCTGCTGCGGAGTGTAGTACCCACCAAGCAGAGACTGATACGGATCAGGCTGCTGGTTATTCATGCCGAGAAGGCCGGGGAACGGGTTTTTGATTTGCATGGTGTTACCCCTCAATAGAAGCCTTGGTTGCCGCCGAACGCGTTGTTGAACATGCCGCCAGAAAGGGCTGAACCAAGCAGCCCAAGACCGCCACCCGCAACTTGCGAGAACATTGAAGGCTGCGGTGTCTGCGTCTTGCCGACAGTCGTGCCGCCGTAGTTGCCACCGATGTTATTCTGATACTGGCCGAGCTTGTTGTAGGGAAGCTGCTGGTAGTAATCCCACCGCGCCGCAGCGTCATTGAGTTCCTGCTGGCCCAACTGCTGCTGCTGGCCGCCGATATTGGACAGGGCATTGATGTCGGTCCAATCGTTCGCCGCAAAGGTCGGAGCCATGCTTGCCGCCTGCCCCATGCGGTCAAGGCCCTGCTGGTACTGCTGCGAGGCATAGGGCGAGTAAGCCTCAGTCAGGGCGCGGGTTGCCGTGTCGGTCTGGAGGTTGGAGCCGTAGCGGCCAGAACCCATGAACTGAGAGTTCACCGAAGGCAGAACCTTGGACTGAATGTTCTGATAGACCTGATCCGAATACGGGTCGCTGTTGAGGTACTTGCCCGACATGAAGTCGCTGTTGACGCCTTCCGCCTGCCGCATCGAGGCATTGCCGCCCAAAGCCCGCTGAGTGCCAATCTGCTGTGCCTGCTGCTGCGTGGGGCTGAAGCCCGCCACGGTGGAGCCAGGATAATACTGCGGCCCCGCAGACTGATAAAGCCGCGTGGCTTCGTCCATGCCATACTTGAGGTACGGCTCTTGCGGCCCCCACGGGGATGATTTGGTTGTCTGTTTGGTGGTATCGTTACCGGATGAACCGCCCATGCTAAATTTCCTTCATAAGCGCAACTGTTTTGATCTTGTAGTCAGGAAGCAAGCGGCCCCAGCCCTTACGGCCACGGTCAATCAACATGGCATCGCAGCCCTGTTCCTTCGCCCATGCTTCAATGGTCTCTAGAAAATAAATCCAATTGTTCACGCCACGGCCACCCGTGAGCCAAACATTGCAGTAGAGACAGCCGCCGCGCCGAATGAGTTCAGTGACGCAGGCGACCTGAATTTCGTTATTGTCGGAGCCGATCCACAACTGCGCGTCCTTGGCGAAGATGGCAGTCAGCACCTGTTCGATGGTCGTGCCGTCCTGCATTGCCGGGATGAGTAGCGGGGCGCAGTCCTTCCAGACGCGCCCAAGGTCATCAACGAGAACACCTTGGCAGGGAATGCGTTTAGCGTTTGGCATATTCGTCAGCCCACCACAGCGTATCGAAAATCTCTATCTGTCTGGGCGTTATTGGCATGGATCACGGTGAACGTTCCGTTGCCCATGTTGGCGTCTGTGATGTACATCGTCCCGGCAGCAAGTTCGGCTGCGGCATTGGCTGTGCGGGGATGCCACACGATGACGGACTGAGGCGACACGCGAATGTCGGTCACGGCTGTGGAAGCAGCGCCCGCCGTCAGTGTCAGTTCACCAACTATTTCTAATTTTCCGGACCTAATCTGCTGAAGCACTTCGTACATGCGCCGCGAAAACGGGTCATTCGGCGGGGGCGGAAAGTGAAGGAAGGAGCGAATAGTCATTGCCTCACCCCTTCGCGCTGGACAACATTTCCGCAACCGTCCAGTTCGGCGCTTCCTTCGCTAGAACCTCAAGGCTCTTGCCAGAGGAAGCCGCCCGCCTCTCTTCATCCGCCAGCATCGCAGTTGCCTTAGCCTTCGCAGCCGCAACGTCCGTGGCAGTGTATGGAAATGCCGGATAGCCCTGCGCCGCCAAAGCCTGACGCCAGCGGTCAAATGCGCTCGCGTTCGGCATGTCCAGCGGCGTGTCCAGCCCCGTCACCTTGTCGAGGAAGAAGTGCCAATCGTCGCTGGTGGCATCCACAAGAGTGGGGAACCACTTGAGCGCAAACGGGGCAAAGTCGCGGCGGTCTGTGTTCATTGCCATTACTTCTTGAAGGGGTCGCCGTACTTCTTCGGGTCAAACCGCTGCGGGTACGGATACGGAGTCGGTTCAGGCGGTGTGAATGCCCACGACTGCGAATACTGCGGGAACGTCCAAGCGAACTTGCCGCTGCCGCTGCCATCGCCGTTCGGGTCGTTCGGATCAAACGGGGGAAGTGTCGGGTCTTCGATCTGCGGGCCACCGCCGCCCATGCCGTTAGGGGGCGTGGTGCCAGACAGGTAGACAGACTGCCTGCCGGGGTCGATGGTCATCCAATTGCCGCCGCGCTTTTGCTGGAACGGAACGCCCAACATCGCCGCCATGCCACCAATGCCGCCGCGAGAGTTTTTCATCCCCCAGTCAACCTGCTTCATCAGACCGGAGAAAGGGCTGTTCTTCATCGGGGTCTTAGCCATATCAGCGCCTCCCACCGAAGCCCGGAACGCCGGGGTTGGTATATCCAGGCATACCCATGCCGCCCTGCATGCCGCCAATCTTCAGCGGCGCACCGTTCCTCTTGATGAAGCTGGTTGCGTCATTCGCGAGGGGATTGGGAGCGCGAGGATTAAGGCCGGGGTTGTTCTGATAGGGCGACTGGTTGCCCCACCACTGACCAGTTCCAGGCCAGCCGGGAAGCCATCCCTGAACTGAAGGGGTCTTGAGCGGCTTCAGTGTCGTATACATCGCCATCGGGTCTTCAAAGGTCGGCATCGGAACGTCCTCGACCGCCATCACGCTCTCAGGAACCGGATTGACGCCTGCGACAGAAGCCGGGGTCGGCGTACCGAGAAGGCCGGGATTGGCAGGCCGATTGAGCGGGCCGCGTGTGACACCAGCCTGCGGGCGAACGCCAAATGCGCTGGAGTTCAGCGCAAAACCACCGGGACGGCCAAAAGCCATGCCGCCGAACATCGTGTTACCCGTGGTCAGGCCCGTGCGGTTGCCATAGCCGCCGTTACGGGCCGCTCCACCGCCGCCCATGCCTGCCCCCATGCCGCCGCCAAGACCCCCGTTGCCGAGGCCCCCAGCGCGGCCAGAACCGCCCTTGTATGTGCTTGAACCGCTTTCAGCGTCACGTGCCGACATGCGAATTACTCCTGAGAATTAACGCCGTCCAACGGCAGAGAAGTTGAGGTCATCCACGCCGCGAGCAAAGTTCCAGAGATTGCCCGCCGGAATGGTAATCCGCGCCCTGTGATAGCGACCAGTCACCCGCGCATTGCAGATGCCATAGGCATTCACCGCGATGGGCGAGCCGTAGGTCACAGGCTCGTTGAGATGGTTGCGCTTGCCTACCGTCAGGGACGGGGAGACCGTCTGGCCTTCCACGATGGGGCGCAGGCCCTTGAGAAGCGAACGGCCACCAAGCGTCAGTTGCGTGTCGCCCGTCTCGATGGTCGCGGCAAGGTTGGCTGCTGAGAAGTATCCCTGACGGTGCAGGGTATCAAAGCCCGACAGGAGCAGACGGCCAGAACCAGCCCAGAAGCGGCTGTCAACCGGGAACGGAAGCCCGTCAACCGTGGCAGACGCCGCGTCCATCCCGTCAATTGTGTATGTGTTCTGCGTTGCGGCGGGATAGAGCATCTCATGGGTGACGGTGGCGTGGGACCACTGACCCGTGGGCCAATGATAGATCGCCACTTGGTCAGGCGTACCCGGAGACGGCGCGTTGATGGACGGGAAGCCCATCACGTACAGCTTATTGATGGGGTCGATTGCCGAGGTGACGCGGTGCAGGAAGCTGGCGTCAATGTTCTCTTCAATCCAGCGGTCCACCTTCTCGACGCCAATCGGGACAATCTCGGAACCGCCACGGATCATATACATGCCGTCATCGCCAAGGAAGAACGCGAAGTTCTCGAAAGCGGCAATGGAACCGTCAGCACGGCAACCGAGGAAGTTGGCAATCTTGTCGAAGCGGAACGCGGTGGGCGGGCCTTCGAACGACATGCGGGTGATGGCACGTTCTTGGAAGACGATGCCAAACTCACCGCCGACGAAGCCCATGATGGAACCGCCGTCAGGCAAGTCCTGGTAGTCCGACAGCGTGGTGGCCGAGGCGACCCAATCCGCGATATTGCCAATGGCAGACCAGCGAACGCGGTTGTTCTCCGATGAGGTCTTGGCGAGAACGCCAAACTCACGAATAGCGCCCGCGAAGTATGCCGCAGGGGGCGTACCGCTAAGGGCTGCGAAGTTGGTCGAAACACCTAACTGGAAGACCTGAACGGCATCGTTTCCGTTGGTCGCAATGACGTAATCGCCGTATTGGGCGAATGACCACTTGCTGTCAGCGGCTACGGCATAGGCACCGCCAACCGTGCGGGATACGTCAGACCACGACAGGCCGTCAGTCGCCAGTTTATACAGCTTCGTCGCATCGCCGCAGAAGTTGAAGATGGTGCCGCTGATGGAGCGAACCGAAATAGCACCCTGAACGCGGGCCGTGACGGCAGACGCAGTGTTCGTGAACCCCGGAAAGGGCCGAAAGCCGTAGGAAGACGGAATGACGTTCAATGCTTCTGAGGAAACATTGGCGAAGTCTGCACTGTCAGGGAGCCACGGCGAAAACGGGACCATTTACCACCCCGTATTGATATTGAACGAGTCAGGCGGCAGCATCGCCGGGACGCGCAGCAGAGTGTTCGGACGGCGGCGGCGGTTCTCAGCCATCATTTCCGCAAACGCTTCACGCTCAAGGGAAGCGCAACGGGCCGCAACCTCTTCCGAGGCCAGATAATTCAGCGCAATACGCCGCTTGGCGCTCTGACGAATGAGTTCTTCCGCATCCTCAGTCCATGCGTTCGTGTCGCCGTCAGCCGAAAGCGTGGCGAGGCGGTACACATACGACAGCGTGACCGTGTAAATCTGGTCAGGGATGGGATAGAGGCGGATGTTCTCTTTGTAGGCCGCGAACAGCACGGGTTCTGCGATGATTGAGCCGTCTTGGCAATCGTCAATGGCCTGAAAAGCAACAGCGCGCATCGGCGACCTGACGGTTCCATCAGTCACAGTGGCAGAGTCGATCTGCACGATGTTGGGAATGTCTGCGAGGTCAGCCGAGGAATAATATTCCTGCGAGGCTACCGTGGCGAACGTGGCGGTCTTCTGGTTGAACCACCAGCCGCGCCGCTCATACAGCTTGATGCTGTCCTGAATGGCGTAGTTAATCTGGGCCGTGGAAATGTCGCCGTCATTTGCCAGTTCGTCGGCAATGCGAACGCGCATGTCTGAATATGATGGCATAGGCCCTCCAGCAAAGTGGAAGGGACAGGAGCCGAAGCCCCTGCCCCATCTTCGTTAGTTGTTATGGAAGCGAGCCGCAAGCTGCGGGCGGATCGTCTTATAGCCATACAAAACGTCTAAACGCGTGGGGAACTTGTCGTTCGAGATGTCGTACTGGCGAACAATACGCATCGAAACGCCGTCCATCACTTCGCGGGCTGCGAAGTCCACACCCTTCGGCATCAGAAGGTCGGCAGTCGCAAACGCGAAGGCTTCCTTCTGGAACAAAAGCGAGGTGCCAACCGCAGTCGAGGCCGTACCAGCAAACACCACCGCCTTGCTAGCGCCAGCCGAAACAATGGTGATGTTCTGGGTAGCACCCGAGGTGATCGGGGTCGGAGAGACAACCTGTGCAGTCGTACCGCCAGTGACAACCACGAACTGCTGAAGGATGCCCGTGGACACCTTCGTTT